TGAGAAATCATACTTGCAAATTTATTTCCAGAAGGAGAATTGAATATACCGGAAGATATTTATTCACATTAGATTGGGCTGGGTCTACGGATAGTGGAGATACAGATTTTACTCTTAGCGAATTTCCATCACAACATAAATGTGGACATTTTATTAAAATGGATAATGGCAATTTTGCTATTCAACCTAACAATAGATTAGTAATGCACGATCCATCTTTTACTATTAAGAATGAATTAGTTATACATCGTAAATATAATGAAACTCTTTGGACAGCAGAAAGAAATATGCGTTGGGTAACTCCAGACACAGATATTATGGATTATGATCATACTGATTTAGAATCTGGCGAATCTAATCAAGAAAGATCAGATATGTATAATAAATTAGATAAAAATACTGATGAGTAGAAAAATTTGTATTTATTGTGGAAAAAGAAAAAATAAAAAATCTTTTTCTAAACATAAAAATCGTGTTGATGGATTAGATACACGATGCAAACAATGTCTCAAAAAACACTCCAAACTTAGAAATAAACTCCATAAAGAAGCACCACCAAAACCAGAAGTTTGTCAATGCTGTGGAAGAATTCCTTTTAAGAATAAATGGTGTTTAGATCATGATCATGATGATAATAGTTTCAGAGGATGGATTTGTGAAAACTGCAATTGGGGACTAGGACAATTAGGAGATACTCTTGAGAGTATCACGAAAGCCATGAACTATTTACTTGCTGCTAAAATAAATAATTTAAGAAGCAAGACCCGTATTGACGATACTTGACAATACAGATAGCGTATGGTATACTACGCTAAATACAGGAGAAACTTTGGATGATTCACGATTTTAATTATGTTATGGGAATGGTTCGTGATCTTCGTGCTACGAGCAGCACTAAAGATAAGGAAGGAATTATTTTGGATTATTGCGGACATAACAGTGCCGCAGCATCTTTCACTAAAAATATTTTACTTTATACTTATCATCCGTTGTGGCAATATAATGTGACCAGCGATAATTTGAAGAAGAAGAATCATCTTGTAGCAAGAAAGAACGAATATAAAAATTTCTTTGATTTGTTGGATGCTCTAAAGAGTCGAAAGATTACTGGACATGATGCTATCTCTGCTGTGAATAGTTTTATCGAACACTACTCTGAATACGAGGAACTGATTCATTGTATTATCGACAAGGATTTGAAAACCCGTGCTGGTGACAAGATTATCAACAAGGCTATTCCTGACCATATTCCAGAGTTTAGTGTTGCTCTGGCAGATAAGTACGAGCCTAAACTTGTAGATTGGAAGGATGGTTGGTATGTTAGCAGAAAAATTGATGGTGCTAGATGTATTGGGATTGTTGATAGTAATGGTGATACTACCTTCTATTCCCGCACGGGAAAAGAGTTTGATACTCTTGGCATCGTCAGGGATGGTATTAAGGCTCTTGGCGTTACTGATGTAGTATTTGATGGCGAACTTTGTCTTGTAGACGATGAAGGTAATGAGGACTTTCAGGGAGTTATGAAACAACTCAAGAAAAAGGATCATACTATTCCTAATCCATCATTTAAGATTTTTGATATGCTAACCCATGATGAATTTTATAGTAAGAAAGGACAAAAGAATCGTCCATATTCTATTCGTTTAGCAAATCTGACAGAGATTATGACCAAGAATGAATGTCCATGCCTAACTCTACTTGAACAAGAATTGATTCATAATGATGAACACTTTCAAGAGTGGGTTAAAGAGGCCGCTGATTCTTTTTGGGAGGGTGTTATGCTACGAGCAGATGAACCATATAAAGGAAAGCGTAGCAAAGACCTACTTAAAGTTAAAAAGTTTTTTGATGATGAATATGAGGTTATTGATACTGAAATGGGGCCATTTCGATACGTTAAAGACGGTGCAGAGTGTGAAGAAACGATGCTATCTTGTGTGATGATTAAACACAAGGATAATATTGTTAGGGTTGGCAGCGGTTTCGCTATTGACCAAAGACAAGAATTTTATCAGCATCCTAAAAAGATTCTTGGAAAGATTATTACAGTCCAGTATTTTGAGGAAACTAAAAACCAAGACGGTGGAATTAGTTTGCGTTTTCCAACATTTAAAATTCTACATGGTAATACCAGAAATATATAGTTAGTTATGTATGTTACAAATCTGTAGTTCTAATGTCTCTTATATAGATAAGTTTGCTATATATGGAGAAAGACATTCTGGAACCAACTTTTTAGAGCAGTGTATGCGACAAACATTTGGTTTAGATAAAACAGAATATTACGGATTCAAACATTTTTTTGGTTGGACTAAACCGGAAACAATTACCTATAGAGGAAAACACACTTTATTTATTGGTATAGTTCGTAATCCTTATGATTGGATAACGGCTATGCTTAATATGCCTCATCATATTCATAGGCATAGATTATTAAATATATCTAATCTACTAACTACTGAATGGTATTCTACTGATTATCATGACAAAGAAATTCTATTAGATAGAAGTTTTATAACTAAACTAAGATATAAAAATATTTTTGATATGAGAACTACTAAATATAAATATCTGTCAGAAATAATGCCAATTATTGCTAATAATTATGTTCTACTTTCTTATGATTTTTGGTTAAAAAACTATGAAAACTATATTAATATTATATCTAGTAGATTTCATTTAAAAAAAATTGGAAGCCCACCACATTTAGAAAATAAAAATCCATACATGATTACTCCAGAGATTAAATCTATCATAGAGTCAAATGCTGATTGGAATTTAGAGCAAAGTTTGGGATTCTATAAGAGAGTCTAAAGAGATTGGCTTGACAAGCCGATACTCGTAGTGTAGAATCGTAGCATCATCCCTAACATTGGAGTTTTTATGATTGTTTTGAACACTGTTGCCGAAAATAATACTGTGGAAATGAGCAAGAGTAAGGCCGATATTTTCTTCTCTACATTCCCCAAAGATAAGGTTGTAGCATATAGAGAATATTGGGAGAGTGTTCGTCCTCAGAATGTTGAAGATATTTTTCGTCGTTATCTCTTTGCATACTGCTCCGTTCATACTACATGGAAAGGTAATTGTGCAGGATATAATGCTATTAAGAACTTCAATGAATGGCTTGATAACGAAGAAGTTTTAAAGGATAAGTTACACAAGAGTGGGGTTGGTCTACATAATAATCGCACCAAATACATTTGGGACTTTGCAACAAAGTTTTGGGCTAATCCAAAAGATTTTTATTTTACCACCAAGAAGGGTCATGTTAAGAAGCGTGATTCTATTGTGAATAAAATTAGTGGTATTGGATTGGCAAAAGTTAGTTTTGCTCTTGAAATGATCCATCCTAATGAGGCCAGAGTGTTGTGTGGGGATGTTCATCAACTCAGACTTTACGATATGGAAACACTCAAATATAATAAGAGTAAGAGTGGAACCAATTTGTACAAAAAGATGGAACGACATTGGATGGTCAATTGTGGAAAACAGAAGATTCCATCATACATCGCCCGCTGTTTGTATTGGGATAATTTGCAGAAGAAAGAAGATAGCCGATACTGGAGTTTTGTTCTTGAGGATTAATTATGAGCCAAAATGGTAAGGGTTCTAAACAAAGACCAAAAAGCGTAGATCAAAAAACATGGAAAAAAAACTATGAACGAATCTTTGGTAAAAAAAGACCAAAAAATAAATAACTATCGAACTCTTTTCATACGATGTGACTGTCATAGTGAAGTTTTAGTCATTGATTATGATGGAGTATTTAAAATGATCGAATTATCTATTTTTAGTTCATTACTGACGTTTAAAATGTCTTTTTGGCAAAAAATACGATATATTTATCAAATACTCAAAAACGGTAGGCCGTATACCGATCAAATCATTTTGCACAAAAATCAAATAGATGAATTAAAAGCATTTCTGAATAGTATATAAAACGGTGTAATTATTGATGTGCTTATAAAATCCTTAATACAAGGAGATACACGATGATAATGAAAAATTATGTTGCTGATGAACTAAGTAACAAAGTTTACCATCTTCATAAGGCACTGGAAAAAGCACAGGAAATTATATATATTTTAGAGACAGAGAATAATAATCTGAAAAAACTGATTGAACATATTGATCAAAATAAAATGGAACCAGTGGCCGCATAAAAATTCAAGTTGAGGGTGTTGACAAACCGATAATGGATGATACAATGAGGATACAAAGCAGGATTCAACTGGTCGCGTGATCGGTACTGTTTTGTTGGATTTGGATTGAATTGGAGGTTGATTATGGCTGATGTTAATGTTGTTGAGAAGCAGAAGCGTGTTCGTTGTTCTGACGAGCAGTTTCTTGAGGCTGTTTTTTCGTCTAAGACTTATGCTGAAATTGCCAGCAAGACGGGTCAAAAGGTTGCTACTACAATGGCACGTTTTGCTCGTACAAAGGCCGCTCTGGCTAAGAAGGGCATGGAACTTCCATCAATGGAACGTGCAAAGCCCACAAAGACCGTTGATAATGTTGAGGCTATGGCAGAAGTTGTTCGTCGCCTAAAGGCTCACGCTAACGGCTGATTTTAAAATCTAGAACTTCCGGCTACAGCATTTAAATGATTGAGGCACACACAGTAATCAACCTCAAATTATTGATTGTTGTAGTCGGTTGTTTTAGTTTTAATTAATCCTGCATGAAGTTTTCTATGACAATTAGAACAAATAACAATACACTTGCTTATTTCTTCTTGAATGGTTTGAATAGAACTAGCACTCCTAGACATGACAGATATATTCCAGTCTTTAATCTTCGGATCAATATGATGAAAATCTAAGCACACAGGAGTCTTTTCTTTACAAAATTTACAACCTTTTCTCTGTTTATACTTATTGATAAAATTTTGATTTCTTTTTTTATATTTAGGATTATTATTCCTAGCCCTTTCACAATAAACTTCTTTATTTGATTCATAATGTTGTTTATGGTACTTTGATTGACAATCTTTACATTTACTTTGTAATTTACCAAGTTTTTTATTTTTGAAAGCAAAACATGATTGTTCTTTTTTTACTTGACAGCAGGAACACTTTCTGTTAGAATTCATATATTACCTCACGGTGGCGAAATTGGTATACGCAAGGCACTTAAAATGCCTCGACTTTTAGTCATGAGGGTTCGACTCCCTCCCGTGAGATTATTTACACCAAAGCGTTTGAAAAATGAATAAACATTCTGATCCTCTTGATTATATTTTATCTTGTTGTGAACAAGGATTAATGCCAGAATTGTTCTGTGTGCAAAATGCCAAAGATGAATTGCAAAAACTTCGTAAAGATTTAAACTCTTTTAAAGTTGTAGCCTATGGACGAGTTAATGATAGACTAGATTTGTATGATCTGAATATTAATCATAACCCTTATCTCAACCAAGATGCTATTGTTCCACTCTATTCTAACAAACAAGAATTTCTAAAAGAAGATTGGAAAGGATATAGTTATGGTCGCTCTACCAAATAAATTTTATCGTGGAGTAGTTCATAGCCCAAAGAATCCTAAGCATCCCAACTTTAGATTCTTGATTGTTGATACTGTCTACGAAAAGCAGGACGAAAATGGACAGTGGTATGTTGATTCATTTCATAGTTATGAAGATTTTCTGTTGCATAATCCAGACAAAGGAGATTCTTTTTATGGAATATATGGCTCATACTGGATTGATATTCCTAGAAATACATTAAAAATTGGAGAAACATTTGATCTTAAAGAAGCAATATTAATTGCTGAATCTATTATGGGTAATACTATTACAGAAACCACAGAATAACATGATAAGCAATCAATTTGAAATTGATTATAGTGATTGGTTTGATGAAGGAGGATGCTGTCAGGTATATCCAATCAAAAATCATAAGGATTTAGTCTTTAAAGAATTTAGAAGTAAAAAGAAAGCCAGCGAAGCATATTCCCTTCAAAAGAAATTAGCAAAATTCGATCTTGCTCCAAAAGTAATAACTAAAGTGTGCAAATTAAATTTTGCCGAAGAAAAAGGAGTGGTTTTTTATGACAGTAGCGATTGGGGATTCATAACAGAATATGCTAAGACCTGTAAAGCAAATAGCACTATTAGCATGAAAGAAATTCAGGATTTAGTGGATGATATTTTAGAAAAAACAGGTTTAAAATTTTGGGATTGTCATTGGTATAATGTTGGCTTAGTTAAAAGAGGACGATCTAAAAAATTGGTTTGTATTGATACGGGGAAAGAGAGTTTTGATGGTAATGCTAATGCTTGGGGAAACGTTGATCCTGGGCCTAGATGTTCGTATTGTCAAAAATATAATTGTAAATGCTAGGAAAATGTTATGCCATATATTAGTGAAAATGATAGAGCAGAACTAGATGATTGTATTGACCAATTAACAGTTTGTATTCGTGATATTAAACATTCATTAAATAATCCTCATGATTTTAGTATATACTTGGGGCGAATCAATTATTGTTTTTCCAGAATTATTGGAGGCTTGATGGGTTATCCATCATATACTAAAATAGCAATGATTACTGGTGTATTAGAAAATATCAAACAAGAATTCTATAGAAGAATTGCTGAACCTTATGAAAACCAAAAAATTGTGCAAAATGGGGATATTAAGGAGTATAGAAAACTAAATTAAGGAGGTCGTTATGTCGAAAGATTTTGATCATATTATGAAAGAGGTGATGAAAAGCAATAAAGAAATTCATAGTATAGATAAAAATATATCAAAAGATATCACCGACCTAAGTAAACAAATTAAAGCCATAGAACACAAAATCACAAGAATGGATGAAACTCTTGAAAAAATACTTGATATATTAAATAGTATAACGGTATTTATTGAAGAAAATGATGAAAATGCTCCAGACTTAGATGATGAAGAAGATTGGACACCCTATGATGAGCGTAATTTTAACTATGATGACAATGCCGATGAAGATGATTATGCTGGTGATGAAGATTGGGAAAATGAGGACAATTAATCGTGGCTAGTTTAGCACTATTGGTGACTATAATATTTTTGGGAATGATATTATTTGGCCCATTATTGCTATTAATAAATAAACTGAATATTTTTCCAAAGACTATAATTCAATTATTATCTGTAGTTTGTGCTATTTATGGATTATGGTGGACATTAACTCTTGTTACGCCTATTCGGTGGCTAGGATTATTACCCATATATTGTGCGTACCTTGCAACAAAATCTAAAGACGAGAGGCTTGACAACCGATAACAGTATGGTATGATACGCTAATCACAGGTTGATAACGAAACATATTGGAGAAGAAAATGAAGTTGGCAGACAGGACGGTTGAGACTCATAGTGCTGGTGTTAAGAGCGAAGCAGGATTCACTATCGCCCAAACCAGTAAAATGTTTAAGATTTTATCAGA